ACGTCAACTGTCATCACATAGTCATGTTTTTGCTCTGGTTCGATGTATACATCTAAACCAGCATTGCTAGTCTGTGGGTTTTCATATACTAAAGATCTGAGTTTGCTTGGAGCAATAAGAGTATCAATAGATCCAAGGAACTCACACTCAAACTCAATTTTGAATTGTTGCTCTGATGTGTTTGCAATTGTCTGCTGTTTCCACTTCTCATCTCTACCTGGAACCTCTGACCAGTGAACATCAGTGGGAACATATTCGTTTTTGCCTTTTTCTGCGTCGTGCCAATATCTATAGAAATGGTTCATGCCGTGAGGCGTTGAAACCATTATGACTTTTGTGCTTTTACCAGAAGTAATAGTAGGATAAACAGATGCAAAGAAGGAATCAGCGATGTGATTAGGGACGAACGCGAATTCGTCGAGGAAGAGGATATTGAACGACATGCCTCGGACAGCACTCGCAGATGTAGAAGCTGCCAATATCTTACTGCCATTTTCTAACTCCAGAGATCCTTTGTTCCATACCATGATGCCTTGTTGCATCCACTTGGGCAAGTTCTCGTATGCAGTTTGTAATCTGCCCAACAACTCCCTTGCAGTTGCTGCTTTGTTTGCCAATATACCTATATTAACACTATCATTAAAAATTGCATAGTGAAGTAGATAAGACACACATGTCGTGGACTTACCCGTCTGACGTGGCATCTTACAGATGTTAAATCTGTTGTTGTGGAAATTATTAATTAATTTCTCTTGAAAGTCGTATGGTTTGAAAGCAACTAAACCCTCATCAAGAGAAACAATCTTTACATAGTTTTTTGCAAAGTAAACGGGATCATCTTTACACTTAACAAATTCTAAGACTTGTTCCTGAGTAAATTCAATAGGCGTATTCGCCTTTTTTAGATTCGGATTACCAAGATATACATCATCAGGCATAAGTTAATCAGCAGTTCCAGGCTCTTAATGATTTATTGATTCTGCTATCGGGGTCATTTGCAGTTTTCTTGGAAGTTAACTTTGCTTTCATTCCTTTCATTCTGGCGCAAAAGGATGCCCTGCGGGGATTTCCAACCTTCTTTGATGGTGCCTTAAGGTCGCTTCCAGGATTTTCTCTCTCGTAAGATTTTCTGCCTTTCTCGTTAAGTCCGCCTTTTGGATTCTTTCCTGACTTTTTTGTCCAGGCTGCTCCTTCTGCGACTTGGAGTAATGGTTGTCCGGGTTCATAATCGGAAACTGAAAAGGATGATAGTTTTGAACCTGGGTAAACCTTTTCTATCTCAGTTTGAACGTCTGCTCTGGATGGTCTAGCGGCGGATGGGAAGAACATTCTAATCATGTAATACTTTCCTTTCCAGACAAGGGACACAGCAATAATGTTTCCAGTTTTTGCTGGAAGACGAACAGCTTCTTGAACTTGTTCGGTTCCTTTCCAGACACCATTGGTGTCCACTACTGGTTTCATATTTGCAGGACCAATAATATCCGTTACCTCAGCAAAAGACTTTCCATCAGCAGTCTCAATGGATGTAGTCTCTTCTGCTTTTACGCAACGGTTATATGTCTTTCCGAAAAGTTTTTGCGTTCCCGCTTTTTTATATCCCTTCCAGCATTTCTTACCAGCTTCATTGATTTCAATAGCGCCAATCGATTCCAGAGCAGCAAGTTGTGCTGGTGAGAATCCTTCTTTCTTTGCACTATTTCCCCAATTTGCAGCGCCCACTTTACGGCATTTTACAAGGGCACCGGAAGCATATGCTGAAGGCCATACACTGTAGCGAGATTTGACTTTGTGGTAACAGGCATCTTTGGTTCCACTGCCTTTACCTTTTTTGTCTTTTGCTTCGTCAATATTCAATACTTTGTCACCAACTTTTACATTGTTGGCCTCAAACCACCCACGGTTTACTTCTAATGCGTAGAGAACGTTTGCATCGGAGGTGATTGAGGATTCGTTTAATGGTTCTAATTCTTTAATAGTTTCGATTACACCATGCTCATTGATAAAAGCAATATCAAGAGGAATGGTGGTGTTCTTCATGTGGAATGCTTTTTCTCCTGATTCGTTAAATACGAAAAGCATACCACAGTCATCGCCTAGACTTTCCCTGAACATCAAACCTGCATTAAATGCATCCAACGAAGATGGAACTTCGATATGAAGAGGTAGATTTACAAATTCTTCTTTCATTTTCTTCTTGGGGTCGGTTGATACGTAGGTTGGTTTTGCAGCACCAGACTTTTGTGGTTGTCCGGGATCTGCAGCTCTCTTTCTTCTTGCAGCACTGTCACGTTCTTTATCACTCATGCTTCTTCTCTTTGAAGAGGAGACGCACTTAGGAGTTGATTTTTGTCCTGGTTGACGAGCACATGGTTTCCCATCATGCTTACCGCCTACCTGAACCCAACCCTTCACTTTACGACCAGACTTGGTAGTTCCACTGGACTTACCAAACCAGTCACGAAGACCTTCCTCATCAATAGAGGCACCGTTCTCCTTACGGAGCATACCTTTAGGATCTACCATGAAACCCTTTGGAATTGGTTTGCAAACTTTATCTGTATAGCAGTAATAAGATCCTGCTTTACATCTTCCGTTCTGCTTTTCCTCATTCATTTTTTTAGTCTTCTTCTTCATAGTGTTGATGTATTTTCTAAAGACTGCTGCTTCAGAAGTTTTACCCATTTCTCTTGCCCTTTGTTCCATAGCAACGGCTGCCTGGATTTTATGAGCATGAGAACGACTTGAATTGCGGATCTTTGTTACCGATGCTTTCGCAGTGGCAACATCCTTGAACCCAAGACCATGAATAGTACCTTTTGGATTTTCATCCGTATAAAGGTCAGAGTGTTTTTTAGAATTTGCTGGTTGACCAGGTTTTCTAGGGATACGAGGATTGTTTTCCTCGTCAACTTTCTTCTTTTTGCCTTGACAATGAGCTCTCTGAGAGAACCCTTTTGGGTTATCACAGTTGATTGACTTTTTGTATTTGTCAGACCAACCCGCCATAAGAATAAAGAAAGTCTCTTATTATTTAGCAATCTTTATAAGTTTTAGCGATTTCTCCACCGATTTCAGCACCAGTATCTTGACCAAGCATCACTGCCCACCCAGCCATCAACCAACCAATATAGGGAATACCAGTAAACATAGGAGCAACTCCAGTAGCCACACTAGCACCTACCATTCTCCCGGTTGACTCTCCAGCGCCCTCCGCTTTGATGCATTCTAGATTTTCGGCACTCAACTTTCCCATAGCACCACCCTGCAGGTGTCTACCGCCGTCCATTGTATACTCTTCTTCAGTTATCACATCAGATCTTCCACCAATTCCAAAGAAACCATTATCTTTATCAACATATCTACGAACACCCATGACCTTCGGATCATTAGAGTTATATTGAATTTTATATCCTTCTTTTCCTGCTTCTACAGTATATGAGGTGTAATCTCCAACAGGAAGATTAATTACTGGAAGTTGCGTTCTATTAAAAAGATGACCCAATATTCCGATATGGGCGAATCCAAATAATGCTCCTATACTTAATGCAGCCCATTTGAATTTCATCACTCTTTACCAATACAACATAATTATATAGAATTTTATACCTTTGTTAATGTTTTAGATATCTTAAATACCGTAGAAGAACTAAACGCAGGAGTAGCTCTCACTCGCACATTTCCAGAATTTCTATCAGCATCAAATGTTGCAAGAGCATCTCCAGTTTTAATTGTTCCAAATTCTGATAGGTAAACATCAGTTCCATCATGTAGCACATTTAGCGTTGTTACATGATACAAAGATCCTCTAGTTATCTGTACTTGATACTGTGCAGACCTAAAGACAGATGCGTCAAATGTATCAATATTAGATTCATCTGTCGTTGTGGTTGTTGCTGTGGCAGCATCTAGTTTGATTATTGTGGTTATACTTCCGGCACCAATTTCTAAACCACTTCTAGCGGTAGCGATACCAATAGAGTCTACGTGAGTAACATCATCATAAGTTACCGTGCCTCCAACGCTTAAATTTCCTGTGAGAGTGAGATTAACTCCAGTCGCATCATCTGCCAATTCCGTTGCAGATCCACTACCAGAAATCGCTGTGCTGGCAATACCAACCCACTCTGTTCCATTGTAGATCAGTAGTTTATTAGTGCCAGTGCTCTCATCAAAACTTACGTCTGCAAGATCTTTGATGAATCCAGCACCGCCACCACCAATAGACGATAATTGTATCTGAATTCTATTGATGAATAATCTATAGTGAT